CGAGCAAAATAGGCAGGGTGACACAATCAAGCGTTTGGAAAGCCGCGTTGATGAAATTTATCGCCTGCTTCTTAATCGCTCTTAGCCTTAGCGGGTGCGGGTATCAAGGCTATACACGCTACCCATGCCAAGAATTTGTAAATTGGAAAAAGGCAGAATGTAACCCGCCGCAATGTGAAGCGGTAGGACAATGCACAAAGGATCTATTACCTAATGTGGAGACTCAAAATGGCTAGACGCAAATACACACCTGAAGAATTACATGCCCGCCTAATTGTCACCATAGGAATTTTGCTTGCTTTGGTGTTTGCTGGTTCAGTATTTGCCATGCTGTACGCATTGGTGTTTGTAACTCAACCTATGGCACAAGCCCCTAATGATGCCGCTTTTATTGATCTTGTATCCACTTTATGCGTATTTCTTACGGGTACGCTATCGGGCATTTTGTCGGCTAATGGACTAAAATCTAAACCAAAGCCACAGGAAGGAAAAGAAGATGAGCCTAAATAAAGTTATAGAACTTTGTGAAGCGTCAATTAATTACACAGAAGGCCCAAACAATGACACCACATTTGGTAAATGGTTTGGCCTTAACAATCAACCCTGGTGTGCAATGTCTGCATCAAAGATGTATTTTGACGCTGGCATTATTGCATCAGTAGCCAACACCAAAAAAGGTTTTGCTTCATGTGATGCCTGGTTAAAGTATCTAACAAAGAACAATCAACTTGTGCCTATTGGCCAGGCAAAGCGCGGGGATCTTGTGTTCTTCCAATTTGATGAAGATGCCCAACCTGATCATGTGGGAATTGTTAAAAACCACAACACAGCCTTAAAATCCATACAGGTATTTGAAGGCAATACATCTTCAGGTAAGGCTGGAAGCCAATCAAACGGTGATGGCTTTTACCTCAAGAAGCGTAACTACACAACAATCATGGCGGTAGCCCGCCCAAAGGAGTAAAAATGAATAAGAAGCACCTAGACATGTTGAAATCAGCAATCCGTCACTTTGCAGTAACCGCTATTGCGCTTTATGCCGCAGGGGTAACTGACATCAAGGCGCTTGCATTTGCTACAGCGGCGGCAGTTGTTGGCCCTGCTATCCGTGGCATTGACAAAACGGATCCCACATTTGGATTGGTTGCAGATCATGTAACCGTTGAACTTGATAAGTTAGCAAAGGCAAGCAAGAAGAAACCTGCACCAAAAAAAACTAAGTAAGTAAACTGCCCCGCTAACGCGGGGCTTTTTACTTTGCGGTACGCTTTGCGTAAGGAGGCAAAACATGGCATTAGAAAATGCGTTTAGTGAAATACTTAGTAAGCGGGCAATAGGCCGTTCTCCTATTGCTGGGGTTTGTTCTTATCAAGCGCTTTACAATACTTTGGCAAAAGAAGATCAAAAAACATTAGATGAAGCATGGGAAAAAAATTACCCTACTAATTTAATTGTTCAAGCCCTAAGAGCAGATGGTTACAAATGTAGTGCAGACACAATTAGAACTCACAGATACGGTACTTGCAGGTGTCCAAAAGAGTAGATGAAGTTCTTGATGACCGCCAACATGAATACGGGAGCGCTCGCAAAAACTTCACAGCCATAGGTCGCATGTGGGGTGCGCTATTAGGTATTGAGGACATTGAGCCTGAAATTGTTGCGTTGTTATTTGATGCGGCTAAGTCGGTGCGCATTGTTGCTAATCCAACGCATGAAGATAGTTGGATAGACAAAGAAGGCTACACACACCACGGCAAGGAGATTGTGTTTACAAATGAGCCTTGAAAAAAGATTACAGGACATGCCTGAAGGCATTGAGTCACAAGATGTAAAAGAACTACGCCAGGTTATTTTGCGATTACAAAAACAACTTAAACAATCTAAAGAACGCAGTGAAGATTTAGTAGAAGCAACTCACCGTGGTGCTTATGATGCAATGATTTCATTGGGCAAAGTTCCACCTGTTTCTGCGCCACAAAAAGATAAGCGTAAAGTTAATGCTGAAGTGGCTTTAATCCATTCAACGGATTGGCAAGGCGCAAAGGTTACAACCAGTTACAACAGTGAAGTTATGCGTAATCGGGTTATGCAATTTTCTGAAAAAGTTGTGCATTTAACTGATCTACAACGCCATCATCACCCTGTTAATGAATGTGTTGTGATGTTTGGTGGTGACATGGTTGAAGGTTTGTTTAATTATCCTGCGCAGTTATGGCAAATAGACGCTTCATTGTTTGGCCAGTTCACAACAGTTTCAAGGCTTTGCGTGGACTTTGTGCGCGAGATGTTAGCCAATTTTGAAAAGGTTACAGTGATTGCAGAGTGGGGAAATCATGGGCGCATTGGTGGCAAGCGTGCAGAAGTTCCAAAATCTGACAATGTGGACAGAATGGTTTATGAAATGAGCCGTCAAATCCTTGCAGGTGAAAGCCGTTTAACCTGGGAAGATTGCCCTGAAGACATTCAAGAAGTTGAAATTGGAAATTACCGCGCCCTGCTTATGCATGGTGATGAACTAGGCCGCTCAGGATTTGCAAGCCCTGCGGCATGGATTGCAGGTGCTAACCGTTGGAAAGCGGGCGCACACGATTACGATTTCCATGACATTTTTCTAGGTCATTATCACCGACATGCACAAGAGCCAATTCAAAAGCACTACAACATTTATTGGACAGGTTCAACAGAGTCAGATAACCGTTATGCCCGTGACTCAATGGCCGCTAGTGGCAGACCGTCACAGCGTTTGCATTTTGTAGATCCGATTAAAGGAAGAACTACAGCGCAATACCAGGTGTGGCTGGATTAATCCTCATCATCATTATCTGAATACTCAGATGTGATTAGGCGCATGTCAGAAACATCAACGCCATGTTCTGTTGCTTTGTCCATTGCATCTTTAAATGTAGATAAACAACGGTTGGTCAAATCGCTAACCATGTCAGGATAGGTTGCTTCACTTCCTAATTCCACGACAAGGCCACCTAAGCGGATTGAGATTTGTGAGTAAGCCATGATTTCCCCCTGACCCCTAAGTATGCCACCACCGCGCCGCCACGCCGATAAATTACAGGGTTCTTGTATTTGTCGGTGGCATGGTGTTCAATCCTCCTTACACGGGCTAGTTAGCCCCTAACAGGAAGGCTAGAAAATGGGTCACAGACTTATTGATGAAAATGGCACAACAATTACAGGGCAAATTAAAATGGTTTTTGTTTGCGACATGTGCGGAAATACAGCCGATTTTTACCACGGCATGACTACTTACACAAAAACTGTTGGCACAACAATTACAAAAGAAAGTTACTGCTCTGAGATTTGCGCAAGAAAGGCGGTTGCATAATGGCTAATTACAAAGGCCCATTAGATTACATTGATGTAGCAACAAGAATTATTGAGTTCCGTGAAAAGTACCCAACAGGTTCATTACAGTCATGGAAAGATCCGTATGTAATTGAAGTAAAAATGCCTGACGGAAACATTAAAAGTTACATGGTGTACAGCGCCGCGGCGTACCGTTCACCTGATGATCAATTGCCTGGCGTTGGTTGGGCATACGAGCCGATCCCAGGGCCAACCAACTTTACCCGTGACTCAGAACTACAAAACGCTGAAACAGCCGCGTGGGGCCGCGCAATGGTTGCCGCTCTTGCTGTTGATACAAAGAAAGGCATTGCATCTTCTGAAGAAGTACGCAACCGCCAAACAAAAACAACTGAAGCACCACAAGCAAAAGCACCTGCAACAAAGCGTGAATACACAGAAGAAGAAAAAGCAAGCGCGTTTGCAGTTTTTAGTTTGGTAGAAACGCAATCCGACATTGAAGAATTAAAAGCGGCATGGCAATTAAACGCAGATCTTCTTGATGTTGTTGTGGAAGGCTTTACTTTGCGTGATCACATTTTGGCGCGTAAGGCGGCTCTTAATGGATAACAGCGTAATCATTGCAAGAAATGCTCAGCGCACATCAATAGCCGCGGCAGAAAAAGTTTTGCCTAGAACTGGATCGCTCAAGCGCAAAGTGTATGAATACATTTTGAAGCAAGGATTGCGCGGCGTTACGGATTATGAAATAGAAAAAACATTACAGATTGAAGGCAACACAGTACGCCCTACACGGATTGGCCTTGTTAAAGATGGTTACATTATTGACACAGGCACAACAAGAAAAAACCACCATAACAATGACTGCATAGTTTGGCGCGCAGTAGAGGAAGGAATGATGTTGTGATTGAAAGAAAAGAAGGAAAAGTAAAAGCCGCTGTTAAATGCAAAACATGTGGACATACTCCTATTGTGAGAGTTATTGAATGGGTCAAATGCAAAAAATGTGATTTATTGTTTGGTAAAACAAAAACAGGCATGGTATGGAAATTTGAACGCGCTTTTCACATGGTAAACAACCACGGTGCAAATTTTGAAAAAGAAATGGAGAAAATGTAATGAGTAACAAAGAAAATAAATTTGACCCATCAAACGGGTTAAAGGTTGCTGTTCATTTCAACATAATTGCAATTCGCGCAGTTGCTCAGGAGTTGGACATGTTTCCTGAAGTTCTTGCTGAAAAGTTAGACAGAGCGGGATTTATGCTAACGCCTGATCCATTTAACATGTCATCAGATGCGGGCAAAGTAATTGTGTTACAA